CAAAGCATTACTAATTACAATGAGGAAAGGAGCTATCAGCAAATGAATCTTGAAGCATTAATCGTGGACGGCAAGAGGGCTTACGCTAACTGGACGGACGCAGACTTAGAGCGTGAGCTGTGGGAATACAACAGATGGCTAGACGAACGAGCACTTGAAGCTCAACAGGCCATGGACGAAGATACAGAATATCAAGAACAATACTCATGAAAGAAGACATCCTAGAAATAATCGACGACCATATAAATTCTATCCTTGAGATGATCAACGAAGAGAATGATCAATCGTTGTCTCAAGAGACAAGAGCCAAGCTCATGCTGATGAAGAGCGAGATTGAGGAGCAGCTAGGATCTGCTTACGACAAATGATACTGACAATAGTAATACTCTCTTGGGTCATAGCTGTCGTCTTGGTGCTTAGATTCTTTGCAGTATCTTGTAAGCCACACGACAATCCATTCGACCTGTTGCTAGAGGAAGAAGAAGACTACTTGGATTGGGAAGTGGAGGAGTGCCACCGCTGCGGTAAAGAAAATGTTCTTTCTCCTGATGCTTCCTCTTGGTTCGACGAAGGTTACATACATGAATGGCATGATGCGATCTTCTGTGAGTCCTGCTTCTACGACAAGGGCAAGGACGGACAGCCATATCTTACAGACCTCGACGAGATGAGGGCAAACCCATACAGCTATTTACCAAGAGGCTACTGACAAAAGAATTGACAACACTATTTAAATCGCTATACTTATAAGACTGAATACAACAAATAACCAATAACTGAATATGACAAAACTAGAAAAGCCAGTTCACCGAGAGGTGACCATCAACGGAGAAGAATACATTGCTTCTCTCGATCCTTCACTGGAGTTTACACTCCGTAAGAAGAGACACAAATCAGCATACCGCCAGAAGATGGCGAGCCTGATTGAAGAACTAGACTCTGCACCAGAACCAGAGTTCAAACCCGACACTGTTACTGTTGCTCCCAAGGGAGTAAGAAGGACAACTCACGCTAGAGTTATGCAGACTGATCCTGCTTGGACAGCAGGAGAAATCAAAGCGAAGCTCGCTGTGTCCGACATGGACTACAAGCTGAAGGTTGAAGTCCTCAAAGCAATCGACGATCTCACCGCTATCGAGGATGAGTTAACTGAACCCCGAACCCTGAATCTTTAAGCCATGTTAGTTAGAAAAATACAGAGAGGATACTACGAAGTAATCGACGAGCATAACAACAACTACAGGATAGAAGATCGGACTCGCACGGATCACGCAGAAATCCACAGTTTAGTTTGCCCTGTTCCACCTACTAAAACCACTGGAAGATGGTGCATCTTCGAGCAGTCTGAAGGTGATTGGGTTTATCTTGATGGTAATGAAACTCTCAAGGATTGCTTGGGAGTTATCGAGACATGGGCTGCTGCTTCTCAGTTGGGTAAATGAAAACCTTATACCCTCGTCAGGAGATAGCCCATGAGTTCTTTGTTAAGAGATTATCTTCGGGCAACAATACTCTGGACTCATCACAGATGGGAACAGGTAAGACAGTTGTCGGAGCACAAATAGCAAAGACACTTCTGGACAAAGGCTCCGAAGATAGTGACCTGCCACGTTTCAAAAATAGTATAACTGGAGTCGCCGTCATCTGTCCTAAAGCAGTCTTCCCTACTTGGAAGGCAGAGCTTGAGGAGTGTGGCATAGACCCCATCTTTATACTTAACCTTGAGAAGTTGAGGACTGGTAAGTCAGAGCACGTTACCAAAGTCGGGAAGAAAACTTTCAAGTGGAACCTACCAAAGGGAACGCTTGTTCTGTTCGATGAGATCCACAAAGCTAAAGGCCCTTGGACTATGAATGCTAACCTATTAATATCTCTAGTGAGGTATGGGTATCGTGTTCATGGCATGAGCGGAACGCCTTGTGAGAATCCCATCGAGATGCGACCACTAGGTTATATGCTTGGACTCCACTCTAACGATCAGAACAGAGGGAACAAGTTCTCTTGGTTTAAGTGGCTGAGGATGTTGCGAGTTAAGTCAGGATTCCATGGAGGGTATGAGATGACAGACATACCTTACGCCTTGAACTATTTACGCAAGGCAATGTATGGGGTAAGCACTCATGGCTTAACAGTTAAAGACTTCCCCGAATCCTTCAGAGCGAATCGTGTAATCGTTGACCCAATTGAGTTCAGTAGTAACGCTAAGATCGTAAAGACTTATGATTCGTTACAGCTCTCTGAGTCTCAAGTATCTGACTACATTGAGAAAGGTATTATGCCTTCTGAATTCTGGGAAGAGGAGGACGACGAAGACCCAATCCTCGTAAAGATTCTTAATGCAAGAATGGAGAGCGAGAAATATAAAGTCAGTGACGTTGTAGCAATGGCACAAGATGGCGTGTCCGAAGGATACAATGTCGTAGTCTTTTTAAACTTCACTGAGAGTTTAATGGAAGCTGCTTCACTTCTGAAGTGTGACTACATCGACGGCACTGTAAAACAAGAGAGACGCTACCAGATTATTGAAGACTTCCAGTCTGATAAAACTAACTGCGTTGTAGTCAATGCTGCCACAGGAGGAACAGGTATATCCTTACATGATATAACTGGCAACCGCCCTCGTCTCTCACTCATTAGTCCTAGCTTCAATGCAAAAGAGTTTGCCCAAGTGTTAGGACGAATACATCGTAATGGGGCTAAGTCAGATGCCCTTCAAAAAGTTATGTTATCCTCTGGTTCCATCGAGGAATATGTAATGAAAGCTATACAACGAAAGATGGACAACATGAATATGATTCACCACTCACATATCTGTGAGATGAATTCTTCTTACTATAAATAAAATGAAAGAACCAACCGATACGACAACAACCATAGTAGACTTCGATCAGAACGGATCTATCTCAATTAAAGCAAGGCGAGATGATAACGATATGAACCCATCGGGGTGGAGCATAATTGCTTTCGCTCCATCGGCGAGCATCCGCTGTGTACGTGCTCATCAAGAAAGACATCTCGATCTCTTTATCAAAAGCATTCTCGCTTTAGCGGGTTTAAATGGGCAAGAGTACACAACTGATTACGAAGCTACAGAAGAAGCTATCCACAAGATTACTTCGAACTCATTTAGATGAGAATAATAAGAGACGTTGTTGCTACAAAGAAACCTCCCTTTAAGAATCTGTTAATACAGGGGGAAGTATTAGATGACTACGTGTGTCCAGAGACTGTTAAAGTCTATGGCGTGTGGGTTAACTGTGCAGGAAAAGAAATGGTAGGCCCAGAACTAACAGGTAATTCCAAGAAAGGAAAGTTACTGGCTGTTCAAATAGCCGAGCGATTGACAAGACGACTTAGAGAACATGATTGCGGAGATAATAAACACTAAGGACATTGAGTCAGGGTTATTTATTCTCATGGCTTTTGTTCTTATACTAATAACTATAATTAAATTCAGAATATGACACTAGAAGAACTACTCAAACTACATGAAGAAACGACCGACAAGTGTCGTAAGATTATGGAAGTAAAGAACAACGATTATACAGGAGGCGAAAGAGCAAACGACATATTCGCTAACTTCCGTTGTTCAACTATGCTTGATGTGCATCCTGTAACAGGAATCATGATGCGTGTACTTGATAAGATCCAACGCATAAAGACCTTCGCTAACGATGGTCAGTTGGCTGTATCAGGAGAGACTGTTGACGATGCCTGTGAGGACATAATTAATTATGCCATACTAGCAAAGGCCATGCTCCAAATTGAGCGGAGTTACAACACTCCTACTTGTTCTAAAGAGAACTACGATGCCCTCAAAGGGACAGTTGCCGAAGCTCTTAAAGAGAAGATACTTTAATATCCTCCACTCATTCTTTTATTAACTGCATCAGCGTAAGAAGTTTTACTCTTCTTCTTTTTCTTTGATGACTTCTTAGTAGTCGTTTTCTTTTTACTGTGTCCGTATCCCATCTTCTTTAGTTTTAGGTGTTGTTCGTATGTCTCTGCTTTTGTACCCTTCCCTGTCTTGGGGTGATACATCATGTGCGGTTTGAAATCTGCTTTCTTCATGGGTCTATCTTGATTTGTGGTTTGGGATATTCCTTCTCGTAAGTTTCTTTTAGAGTTCGCAATGTCATCCTACCATTGCGAGTTTGTTTTAGGATTGCTTCCAAAGGCTTCGTGATTATTGGGCGGTTCATAAACCCAAGCCTGTTCTGTCGGAGTCTTTCTTTGCTGACCCCTAGTGATCGGGCATCTTTCTCCATTTGAGCACGGCTCAATCCCAGTCCCTCAAAGCCTCTCATTATTTGGCCGAAGTCATTGTTCTGCTTGATTCTATTTCTAGCAAAGTTCAGATACAGATCTTTGATTTCTCCTGTAGTAATGTTGTCGCTGTTCAGCTTATACATTCTCTTGCTGTTGGCACTGTAGTCTTCCATGTGGGACTTAACGAATCTTCTGAATCCTTTATCTAAATCCATTGGGTGTGGTCTAACTGGCATGATCTCTTTTACTAAGTGACCGAAGGGAGAATCGAAGAATGTTTTAGCGTCTCTCCCTGAGAGCAGAGCATCTAAAGATTTCTCTCCTGCCATTAAAGTTCTAGGAGCAAAAGCTCTATCGAAGATATACTTTCCAACTGTCAACGCTTTCTTTGTATCTTCGTCGAAAACAATTTTGTTTCCGTACTCATCGTCATTCATGACGGCGTTAAAGATAGCACCCGCTAGTATCTGCTCGTTCATGTAAGGCTTCAAGAAGCCACCAAGAATTCCAGTTTGGTCTATAGGACTTAGATTGAAAGCCTTCTTGAAATCTCCTCTCAGAATATCTTGTGCTCCCATGACCATTGGATCTTGGATAATAGCAAAAGGATTCAAGTAAGTTAGATCTACTGAGAACCACTGACCTCCATACTTATAGATTACTGCACTTGTATTCTTCATCCACTCTGGGGCCATTGCTTTGAGTGCTTTATCCTCATCTTCCCCACCCGCACCAAAGATAGCTTGAACTCCTTTGGTAGCAGCAAGTGTCGCAGCACTAGTAAAGATGTAACCCCGTGCTCTCTTGTTTCCTCTCCTTTGTATAACGGGGTTGTCGCTTTTCTTTTCTTTGATGATTCTTCCTAGCCCACCAAGATATACCCTTGGGACATCAGCAGCGAACCTAACATATGGGGCGAAAGCCAATCCATATGAAGACGAAGACCATGTTTTAATAAACGGAACCGCTCTACTGTAAGACTGAGAGGTGTCCTTAACAATGGAAGCAGCCATCATCTTCATGCCAGTAGACGGAGTCCCATCTTCTTTCAAGAGTCGAGCATACTCACCATTTGGTTTACCATTTTCTTGCTCATACTTTGCAGCCTCTATTAGATGGCTCAACTCAAATTCGTATAAACCTATCTTAAAGAATCCATCTGCTGCTGACGCAAGCCTACCACCATGAGAGATTAAAGCGTCTGGAGCTTTCTTCAAAGCTGCGACAGTCATCTTTCCACCCTCTCCTACTTTAACTCCTGCTTTCTTCAGAGCAGGAATATACTCATCAGGTACTATAGCACTGCCTCCTTTCTTAACTGTGTTCATGAGCCATTCATTGGCCCGTCCCAGAACAGTTAGTTCTTTCTCCATATCTGAAAACTTATTCTTCTCTGTTAAGAGATCTGAGATTGCAGATATCTCAAGCTCGTCCCCGAAGATGTCCATGCTCTTTAGCTCAACCAACTCAAAGTTAAGTTGCTCTAGAGATCCTCTAGCTGCTTTAACCATGAGAGAACCCTTGCCTGTTTTAGGATCATATTCTGTGTCAAAGCCATCTCCCCTAGCTGCACTAACAGTTGCCTTGCCCATCCCTAGCAGTTCTCCACCAACTCTTCTGGCTCCACCATAGTATCCCTGCATAGGCCCAAAGAACAAACCATTGCCGATCATGTTCCGTAAGTAGAAACCAACAGAACCTAGAGTCTTCATAGCCAGAGAATAACCAGTAGCTTTCTTGAGGAATCTTTTTATACCACTCTCTATCTGGACTCTTTCGTTTCTTTCGTCAATGTAGTCATCGTTTCCTTTCTGACCAAACAGATCCTCTAGATTAGAATGAACCTGATCTGGGACATACATACCTTTGATAGGAGTTAGGTCATAGTCTCCTTGGTCTGTCTTAATTTGAGTCCAGTTTACATACTTATCATTCTTACCCTTTTGATATTCTTCTTCCGTAACCATCCAAGGGTTATCACTTTTAGTCCCAAGCTCCTTCATCTTGTTGAAGAAAGATTGATTGGAAACTCTACTAGCTGTGTGGACTAAAGTGTAAGCTAAGTTTTCTAGTCCCGCTTCATCCCCATACTCACCGAGAAGTTCTCTTATTGGTTCTGGAATATTCTTTTTCTCGTTCAGCTTATCAACCAGTTCGTTCAAGGATTCACTCTTGAACTTAACATCAGGAAGCAGAATTTGTTCTCCACCTGCACCTTGTCTGACTTCTATCTTTTTCCTGACCTTTGCTTGGCCGTAACTGTCTATAAACTCTTGCATCATGACAGTAGCTTCAGACCTGTAAGAGGAGTCTTTAGCGACTGCTTCCTCTTCTAGTTTTTGTCTAGCATCAGCTCTACTTAGCCCTTCTTTTTCCATCAAACTATCTACCTTCTTGAGGGCTAGTTGTTTTGCAAAGTAAACAACAGCTCTTTCTCTTACCCCTGAGTATTCGTCACTCTCTTTAACATCCTTGAGGAAGTTATTATCCTCGAACATACGATACCTACGAGTGATGTATATACCCCTGTTAAAATCAAAAGCTAATTTAAGATCGCTCTCATCCATTGTTCCTTTGAAAACCTCCATAGCTTTCTTGGACAACTGGTCTTGGAGTTTACGCATCTCCACAATAATTTCAGTGGCGAGCTTTGGTGAAAGTAAAAGCAAGTCTTCAAGAGCTTTATCTCTCTTAGCAATCTGCTCTTTGCGATTCTTCTCACGGAAATCCAAAGTCATCTGCTCCTTCTTTTCTTTTGCCTTTTCTTCAGCCGCTTTTTTATCATCGCCCATCAAACGCTTGGCCTTATCGAGCGCACTAAGATAAGCACCATCAACAGTGTTCTCTTGCTCAACTGTAAGCTGAGTACCCATGTTTGAACCAGAAGCGTTGGCAATCAATTCCATAGGAATGTTATCTTCCTTGCCCGTTATCTGTGCCAACCTAGCATTCTCTTCTTCAAAAATTCTATTGAATTTCTTTTGGTAGTCGGCGACTACTCCTCGTGTTTCACGAATGAACGCTTTGTTCTGGTTGTAAAATTCTACAACCCTTCTGTCTGCTCTTCTCTTAAAGGTTTTAACAAGTGTTCGCTTGATCTTACCCCTAAGATTTATGTCCTCATCTGATTCTAGTGAAATGTCATAATCAGAAAACTCCATGAGAGGGACATCAAGTAACTCTAGCCAGTTACCAATCTTCTCTTCCTGCATCCCGACTTCGTCGATGAACTCAGGAAGTTTAGAGTCTACCCCGAATTGAGATTCTAGATCTAAGTCTAGATCCGCTGATGGTTTAGCACGGAATGTAGTGGGTTGGAGTTCTGGTACTCCAAGATCAGTTACTCCTCCTCCGTCTGGAGTTCTCCTCCCACTAAAGAGTAGACCTCTTCTAGAGATAGCTTCCTTTTGGCTATCGTCTCCAATGAGGGCCTCTGCTCTATCAAGAACTCCAGAGTCTGGGGTTCCAAACCATAGCGGTTTTGGAATGTCTCGTCCAAGGATTCTATTTCTTGCTTGCTCAGGGTCATTTTCATTGTGGATGTTCTCACGTTCTGCGACATATTTCAAGTTCTTTCTGCTGTCTGCGGGATATATCTCTCGGATTGCTTCCCATGTTATTGATTGTAATTGGTATGGTGGGATACCTAGAGTCGCAGCAGCTTGTCTGTAAGCGTCTGCGTATATGTGATATGTACCCTGCATCCCGTCCCTGTCAGATGAAGCCGACGAAGTGCCAAAGTTATGTGCAACAGGAACAGCTTTCTGTGCATATGGCATAAGGAATGCCGCAGCAACAGCGTGTGTGTCAATTGTCACATCCCCATACTCACTATAAGGACTAGCTATGTTGTTAAAGAAACTCCTAACTTTATGGAACTTACCTAGTTGTGTACTAATATTTTCGGGAGATCCGTCTTCGAGAATAGAGAATGCTTTAGCTGTTTCACCTGCACTACCCCAACCATTAGCTACAGGTTCTCCATTTGGCTTTAAGTAAGGGCCATTTGGTTCTCCTTCGGGGGTGACGTTGGTAACTCCTTTACCAAACTCTGCCTCTGCGATTAACCTAACAGCCCATCCTACTAGTTTGGGATCTCCTCCTTTAAGCTCTGCAATTGTTTTACCTTTTATTTGAGCCAACAGATTCCGTCTTATCTCACGGGCCTCAGCATCAAGAGCATCTTTGACTGCCTTGGACTTACCTTTCTTTCTAGCTTGCGGAGCTTCGGCAACAGCAATCGTATCCTCAACAACTTCGTCGAACTTTTCAGTGTCCATAACGTAGTCCTGATAGTGCCTATAAACCTCAATGGTTTGTTCAGCTTGGGCTAAGTTTAAGAACCAATCTTTTTGTGGACTAAGCGAAGCCATAACTCCTGCGACTTGCTCAGGATTCAAATCATATTTTGCAGCTAGTCCGTTTGCTATCCTGTTAGCTCCTTGATACCACCGCTTTGAACGCTCTCTAATTTGAGGATCAACAGCATCGTGTAAGGCAATTAAGTTATCAGCTAAGTAATCTTTTAGTATCTGTAGTTTCTTCTCTGGATTTCTAGCTCTCTTAAATTCATCAGGCAGAATGTATCTGCCGTTAGGAGATTTAGATTTAAGTGTAGCTGTGATTTGTTTTATTTGATTCGGGATAGTTATCCTCTTGAGTCTATCTGCCGCTTTTGTATCTGGGTTTCCTTCACCTGCTACTCCACCAATATTACTTTCTCTTGGTGTTTCTTTGGGAACAGCTTTTGTTCCGATCTTTGATGTTCCTACACGGATGTCATCACGTTTGCCTATATCCAAAAGTTCTTGGCTGACATCTGCACCGAAGGTTGATTCCACATCAAGGGGGTCAACAATGTCAATTAGGTTCTCGTTGTATATAACAATCCCTTCAAAGCTATTATCAATCAGACCATCAATCCCAAGCTCCGTCATGATCTCATTGAAGTTATCTTCGCCCACAAGATCTCCTACAGGTCGCCCTCTGTATTTGAGATTTTTCCATGTATTAAAATCTTCTGCCTCACGGAGGTCTAAAACTTTAGCTGTCCACGGCAGTGAGAAAGCAATAACATCTCCCCCTTCGCTTTCTTCTTCAGCGAAGTCTGCATAGTTGTCCTGAGCTAACTTTCTATCAAAGGCAGCATAGAATCCCCTACCAAAATAACCTTTCGCAGATTTACTTTGGTCAACGCCTTTCTCTCGAATGTTCTTCCCGCCCTCCGTAGATGTGCCGTGATAATATACAACCCTGTTTTGATCAGACTTAGGAACCAACCGCTGTGAAGAGACTGCTTGTTCCATCAATGTCTCAACCACAGCATATGGGTTTCTTGGGTTGTGAGTCATCGTGCTTGGAGCAGGTCTATAGTTAAGCTCCAGTGCTCTGATCTCGATAATGACATTGTTGACTGCCTTCCTCATCTCAGGAGAAACATCTCTATTGTTTACATGATAAGTCAGCTTACTAAGCAATGCTTTCATGTACTGGATGAAAGTGGGGATGAGTGCAGGATTAGTAGACAAGAAAGCAACAGACTCATTCGTAGTCATTCCTCGCATAGCTCTACTTGCGTGGAGGACTAGGGCCTCTTCAGTCATCTTGTATTTTTCTACAGAAGACTCTTGAGGGTCATCACTTCTTAGTCTTTCTAAAGCAGCCTCTTGTTGATCAAGCGGGTAGTAATCTTTGATTACAGCTTCAAATTGTTCATCAGTCATTGAGTTAGTTATCTCAACGATTTGCCCATCAGTGAGCATAGCTCTAGCAGCAGCGTGTCCTATCTCCTCATTGATGATAGCTCCAAGGATGTGCTGTCTTCTTTGCGGATCTAGTCGTGTTGACTCTCCCATCTGAGCTAACTTGATAGCAGCCCTTTCTGGGTTAAGAATTATTGCACCTGTATCTGCGTCTACCTTAGCTACAACAGAACTCTCGTTATCTATTTGTAAGTTAAGTTCTCTTGGAAGATACGATGACACAAAGGTAACAACCTCTGCTGCTCTTTGTTGTAATACTTTAGCTAAGGATGCTTCGTCTCCCATGCCAATAGCTTCAGCTAAATCACTTACTTCTGCCTGTGACCTGTGAACGCTTCGTGCAACCTGATTCGCGTATCCTGATTTGGTTTCAGGACTAGGGATTCCATGACGTTGTGTGAGGTCTAGTGCCTGTTGAACAGCAGTACGGAATTCTTTGGTCTTGAACCCAACTAAATTAGCAATGCTGTAGAAGAGCCTTACGAGAAGATTACTACTTCCTTTTGTTTTGGAAGTAATCCCATTTAAAAATGCTTGGAACTCTGGATCAGTTAATACGTGTGTGATGAACTCATCGATGTTCTCAGTTCCATAAATTAAATTCGGCTTGCCTGTTTCAGAAGCCTTTTTCTTAGCGATGTTTAATAGCCTTTCGATGTTGGCAATAGCTTCATTCTCAGCAGGAGTTCTAGATTCAACAGGAGTACGTAATATATCGTCTGTGACCGCATGAATATATTCATGAACTAAAGTATCGGCTACCCCCCGATCACCAGATCTATCTATGTTTATTACAATTCTTCTAGTCCCATTCTGATCTACGTAATAATAACCCGCAGCTTCAATGGGGCTTTGAACAATTTCAAATTGAACTGACCTAATTAAATCTTTCCTTTTCAACAGAGCCTTAGCTATGACACGAAGTGGCTTAGGGCCTTCCTTTGCTATCTTTTCTAAGGCTTCAATAACAGACTCTGGGTTTCCGTCTTCTAGACCAAGTCCGTCTATCTGCTGAAGGTTATCCCTAGCAATCTCTCTACGATCTCTAATATCTTTTACAGCTCTCTTTTTATAGAGAGCAGAGGCTTTCCTAACTTGCGTGTAAAACGCAGATACATCGCTTGGAAGCAAAGCGACATCTTCCCCAACCAGAGCCTGTAACTGTGACTCGATCAAAGTGTATAAGGCAGGGTCTGTTTCTAAACTTTTTTGTGCGGCGGGATTCGTGACACCTAAAATAGTGAGAGCTTCTTTTAATTCTCTACCTAACTTGAAGTTCTCCATTTCACTTTCAAACCTTCCAAGTCTTGGATTAGCTGCTCCTCCACCATTCGCGGCAAAGAAGATAACTAATTCAGTAGCTGTTTTTTCAGCAGAAAAATTCTTTGCGACTTTCTTTCCCTTATATACCTCTTTGTTAAGAATCCTCTTAGCTTCCCGCATCAGCCGTTCGTCCATAGCCAAAGCAGTGGCGACATCCTCTATTCGTCCTTCAACAAATTTAGATAGTTTAGTCTCAGGTATGGGATCAATTGGACTTAGATTCGGCGGGACAAAATGATCTTCGGCATTCTTATCAGCATCATATATGTTTGGATCTTTATGTACTTTTGAATCTGGAGAAAGGATACTGGCGAAATCTCTTCGTGCTTTAGACTTTCGATCAGTCTGCATCTTAGTGTAATAAGATGCGTGTTTATTCCTTGTCTTTTCAAGGTCTACAACTTGCGACCCTACGCTCTCACCATTTGAAACTGCTGAAGCATATTTATAAATCTGCTCTTGCAGATCTAAACTCATTGTAACAGCCGCTGCCTCTACGTAATCTTTAGTGAGACTAAAGCCTGTTGCTTTTGCTATAATTGCTTTGAGCTTATTGATGTCTTTAGCTTCTTTTAACAAAGTGCCAAGAGCTACTTTCCCTCTTCTGCCACCTCGGTCACTCTTTGAAAAAGGCGTTTCAACTTTTAATCCTTTCGGTATATCAACAGTCAGCTTTAGATCTGTCACTCGCCTTACAATATTTTTGATGGCTGAGTAATCAGTCTCATGAACTGCTACTTTATTGAAAGCAGTTTTAGCTGACACCAAACCACCTTTGACAGGAACCATGATGTCAGTCACGTAATAGGAGTCCCCTACCTTTTCGGTTACAAAAGATTGGTTTAGCTGAGGGTTGTTATACTGATCTTCAGTGAGAGGAATAAGCACATTGTTTTGCAACAAGGTCAACATTCCTGCGGGATCATTGTTAAATACACCTACTCCATCTTGATCGATAAAAACATTTCCTTCGGGGTCTAGTGTCTTGGGTAGTTTGGCCCCACCTGTAGGCATCTTAACTTTTATGGTGGGATATATTTCTCTGACTCTAGTCCGTAGCTCGTTTGTTAACTCCCTTAGATATCTGCCATCAGTCCTGTCAAGTTCTAGACCTAACTGCTCTAAGTGTTCCTCAATGAAATGAACGGGATACCCTTGATCAATGAGATTCTCTAGGGCTTTGATGTCTGCTTCAGAAATCTTTACAGGGTTAGCTGCTTCCTTCTGCTCTTCCTTTAGTTTCTGCTGTGCTTTTTTACGCTGTGAAGCAGCCGCATTAGCATCAAGCAACTTACCTGCCCTAACAGCAGCATCTAGTTTAGCTTTTCTTTCTTCAAATAGTTCTGGTGGTAGCGACTGAAGAGCCAGTTCTTGTTTTTTGTACTCAGCTTCTTTGGCATTTATCTCATTAGAAATATGCTGATACTTTTGCTCAGGCGTTAAATCTTTTGAGAGTGTTGGGTGTGAAGACGATATTGCTACTTGCCCATCAGTAGGATTGCTTTCTCCACTAAGAGCATCATTAACTACAGGGCTTGTAACTACTTTAGGATCAGCGGTAGATTTCTTTTTAGTATCGTCCTGTGCATCCTTAACCGCTTTGTCTACTGCACCTTCTGTGTTATTCTCCTTAAACTTTTCGTCTATGTCTTCAGCTTCGTCAGATGCTTGTTCATCATCTGCCGCTTTGTCTGCCGCTTCTTGTTCTCCTGAGTCGTCGTCGTCAACTTTAGCACCTGATCCAGACCCGCCGCCTTGACCATAACGCTCGTTAATTTGATCAACCATCTTAGCCGTCTCAGGAGCAGTAGCTCTAAGATCATCCATCGATAAATCTTTTGAAGCATCTACCCTAGCTTCAAACTCTTTCATGATGCTTCCCTCAAGTTTGAGCATCGCGTCTTGATCAACGAAAGTTTTCTTAGAGAGTTTCTTTAAACCCGCCCCAACTAAGGGGGCTGTGCCACCCAAAGCTGCGCCTAAAAGGGCTGCTTGGAATGCGCCCTCTATTCTTTCTCTGAACGAGGTTTCTTTATTCGTCCAAGCATCTTGGATGATACTATTAACAAATTCATCTAATCCTTCTTCAAATCCTTCACCGACGATGCTTCCTCCATAACGCATCAATTTAGAACCACCTGCTTTTATGAGGGACTCTTTAGTAACGTCTTGCATTAATTTTAGATAACCCTCTTTTGAAGTCATACTACCAACTATCCTGTCGGTAATCTTCTTCATCTGTGAAAAGCTGACTCCTTGGAGATATGCGTTCTCCAAACCTCCAAACTTTCCTCCTCCGATCATTCCCATACCTGCGGTAATAATACCTGTAACTGTTCCCGCAGTTAACGCAGAACCAAACGCAGCTTTGTGGGCCTCCTGTCTTACTCTCTCCTCACTCCATCCTTCGACCCACTCTCCCGCAGCATCTTTATATTTAGCGGTATAGTCGTCCTGTATGGTTTTAAATACAGCACCATAAGTATGAGATCCAGATCTTGCAGCAGCAGATGCAAATTGAGCTGCACCAATATTAAGAGTTTTACCTAACTTGCTATTATAAACATTGATAGCTTTTAGTATCTGCTTGCCCTTTACGTTTTTACCAAGTGTCCCCGCTAACAAGACTCTCGTAGTTGCATCTTCAGCAGACTCAGTTACAATCTCTCCTGCTGCGTTTTTAAAAGTCCTGCGTTTAAGGGTGTTAGTAAACGTAGCTTTCACTAGTGTTCTCGCAGTAGTTGAAACTCCCGCCTTCGCCGTAAAGTATCCCCCCGCAGCTAGTGCCGATCCTCCTCCCGTAACAGGGGAGAGAGCTAGACCCCCTAATGTGATGAGGCCATCAACAATCAATGGAGCCGCTTGTTCACCCATCATCTGGAGTGTAGAAGCCTCCATCCCAAATATTTTTCTCATCTGGTTAAGATGAGCTAAAGTTTCTTGGTTTCGTACAAGAGCATCTTGTGCTCCTTCATTGCCTAAGAAAGCAGGTATAGCATACCAAAGAGTAGAAATACTCTGCACAGCACTTATTCCATAGCCCCTTGCTCTGAGGCTAGGATTATACTCAGCAACAAAGCCTTCCATTATTTCATTGTTGGAAAGGCCATTTAGTTTTCCGTCAATCAACGCTTCGTTCCACTTGTCTCCGTATTGACCATCGACAGAAAGCACCTCGCTATAGTCATTGAAGCGGGCTTCGTTGACTGCTACCCTTTGTGAATTTTGGATTTCAATCTCTTCGTCTGATAAACCTGCTTTTTTCAGAGCTTTGTCATAAAGCTCTGGTTTAAAATTTAAATCATCCTGTACGAATACTCCGCTGAACTTAGATTTGAATACATTCTTTTCTAGTTCATCTTCCTCATCGGTAAATTTAAAAGTAGCCTCAGTATCATACGTGCCATAAAAAGCCTGTGTAGCGATGATATCGTCAACAGCGTCCTCTAATATCTCCCCACTTAGCCCCGTCTTTTCGGTGAGCGTTGCTAAAAGTTCGTCCTTTGTTTCTTCAACGTCTTCTTCATACTTGAGGCGATCTTTTTCATACATCCTCTGTTGATAAACTTCATTCTGTTCATCTGAATCGAAAGTAATCCAATTCCAAAACTGTCGAATGCTCCGCCCCTTATCGTTTATCCAGTCCCCTGTATTGTGATATGCTCTATCTACAAACCCCCACGAATTAGTTCGCCCTAGATCTGTGGCTAATGCCTCGAACCTAGCTTTAATATCTTGGTCTTGTAGAGTGTCTTGGGGGTCTAAGAAAACTTGAATAGCTTTTTTCGCATCTTCTCTTTGCTCAATCTCATAACGCATCTTGTTATTTCGATCAGCAATCCTTTCTCTCTTTGACCGCAGAGCAAATACATCTGAAGCCATTACACCCTCAGATGAATGCTTCTTTATTACATCATACTCCGTTTGCCCCTCTGGAATACGACCACCTAAAAATTTCCGATTGCCTTCTTTATCGTAGTAAACTCCCGCACTAATTTGGTTGTTTTCGTAAAGACTTTTGACATAGTTTTCTCTCTTCTGCCTGAGTATCTCCCCCAACTTTTTTTCGTCGTATTCCTTACTAGCAATACCCCCAACTTGCCCGCTTGCCGCTCTATCTTTAGCAACAACATATTCAGTAATCAGCTCTAGTTCCCCCTCTTCAAAATCCATCACATCCCTAAATCCTTGGGCTGATTGTGTTTTGATAAACTGAGCCTCTTGTAAAAGAGAGGGCCTCCTCAAGGCATTGATCTTATTAGAAACTTCCTCAGCATTTTCCTCAGTTAAAAGATCTCTAGCAACGAGAGACTTTTGTAAGTTGAGTTGCAGACCTCGCTCTACCGCTTCGGTATATTGACCTCCCGCTAAATACTCGTCCCTTAAATTATCAAAGTATTTTGTTAAACTCTCTACCTCGTCGGTATAAACATTTTCCGCAGACCATACGTCATACGGAGTTTCGGCAATTTTATTAGTCGGTGTGCTTGGGTCTGACATAGCAGAAGCAATATGTTATTGGTTTACTTTTCTGGTTTTGGCACTGCGCTTGATCCCGCAGTTGTATCAATTTCGGGGGCGTTAGGATCTGCTGCGCCTAACTCTATGCGTTTACGTGAAAGTGCGTTTAATTGTTCTTGGCGTAATTTACTTATAAGTTCGGCGTAACTATTAGGTTTGATGACCCTCCCATCAGGAAGTGTGAAACCTGCTTGTATGCTCTCTAACATATTCCCTGCCAGAGCTGCGTCACTGACTTTCAAATCAGCAAATACTTTTTGTTCGGCTTCAAAGTCACGTATTTGATTCCCTAGAATTTGGACATCGGTGTCGATAAGATCGATCCTTTGTTTCTGTTCTCGTTCTAGCCTACTAAGCTCTTTAGCATCCTCTTCCTTCTGTTGTTTCTCATCATACCTTTTAACAGCTATTTCTGCTGCTTTAAGGTTTGATTCCTCGACAGGGTCAATGCCTTCGCCACTCGCTCTGTATACTTCCCTTAGATCATTAATCTGATCTTGCGTAGTAAACTCTCGCACTAAGTTATAATCTCTACTCGCAGCACTATCTAGCTTTGCTCTTTCTAAGTTTTTCTTTTTTTCTTTCTTAGCTTTCTCTTCATTCCTCTTTTGCATCTGAGCAGAGATTGATTGAAGAGCTGCTGAAACAGAGCTTCTGGCTACGTCACTATTCGCGATAACGCTTGAGTTGTTCAATTGAAATTGGCTTAACTGCACCATCTTCTCGTTAGGGTCGAGATCAGGATTATTCATTATATCTGTGAAATTTTGTGTAAGCTCTTCAGCTCTCTCATCAAAATCTCTTTTCTCACGAATGCCTTTTTTGCGTTGTTTAAATTCAAAGACACTTGTCTCATAAGCGAGATCAGCAGCTTTTTCTTTCTGTATTTGTCCTCGCAGTTTGACCATTAAGTCAAGTTGAGGAAGCACCTGCTGATCTGCCTTTGCATTAAGGAAAGCAGTCTCTGGTGCGGTCAACCCGTAGTTATCTCTTACGGGTGCTATGTCTCTATTAAAATCTAAAAGAGGATCAGCCATTATCCGAACAAGTTAAAGTTAGGATCGCGAAGGTCTTTAGCAGTTCTAGCAATAAGAAGTTGAGTTAGACCTCTGTTCATTTCTCTAATCTCTGATGCTCTTTGGGCATCTACCATTTGTTGCTGCCTCATTTGTGGAGTTGAAATAGCAGGAGCCATTGCTTCGGGTGAATCCGCGTATTGCATCGCAGCTCTTTCCGCAGCTTTAACAAATCCTTTTTTCCTCAATCGTTCCGCTAATTTAAGACGCGCTCTTGGGGAGTATAATCTCCTCCGTGAACCAGCTCCTAAAGTTCTGTTCGGGTCATTTGCCCGCGCAAAGAAATCCTCATATCTTCCTTTGTCGGCATTCATCGCCTCAAGGAGTCCCCGCTCTTCTTCTACTTCCCTCTCAAAAGCCTTGGGATCAACATCGAGATTGGCTGCTTCTCCTCTGAGCACACCTAGTTCTTTGTCTAAGTCTTCGCTAGAAAGATTTCTATTAAAGGCTTCAGTGAGTCTGCCTCTTAGCATTTTCTTTTTTTCAAGAGTGTCGGTTTCTAGTCCCGTTACTGACCCAAAATTTGATGCAAGACTTTTACCACTTCCCCCTGATCCCGATCCCGAACCTGATCCAACGGGGCCATACGCTCCAAGCGCGGTATTTAGAAATGATTTTAGTCCCATATTTAATCCAATAGCCATAGCTTAAATTTAAGTTATTTATAAGAGAAAGTCAATCGATGAGGGTAGCCTCAGCGTTCTGTAAAGCATTACTTAAAGTTTTTATAGTAGTTCTTCTATAAGGCATAGATAAACTACCTTCTTCTGGAGGGTCTACTGCTACTAATCCTAGCCTCTGTCGGGCGCAATCTAAGGCTAAAAAAGCGGCATCTGCTAAGTCGGGACTCCTCCCGAAACGAGATTTAAACTCAGGCTTCGATTCGATTTTCATGCGGAGGCTTCCGCTTTTCACCATGTCATAATTTCTTTCAGTTATTTCTTGGGCAAGATCTGAGGTTATTCCAAAGATTTGCTTTGTTCGCATCAATTCTTTTCCGACAAACCAAAGTTCTGAAACTCTATTGACGTATAAATCTGAACCTATTTTAGGGCTGTTGGCACTCACTCTTTTGTCACTGGCTTTTCCACCAAAAGAAATACGCATAAATTTATTCGACCACTCTCCTGCTAGAACATCACAGAAAGGAGCACCTGCTCCCGTAGCATCGACACTTACATTCTCTGGTAAGATCTTTAGCTTCTCACACTTTTCTTTGATCTGTTGAACAATCTGATACGTCCTCGGCACGGCTTTATTTGTAGCATCATCATTAAGATGTATGGCGTTTCCAAATTCTATAACGTATTGACCTGTAGAATCATATCCACATTTAGCTGTATACAAGATCGTCCTGTCCCCACCATTAGTAAAAGCAGGGTCTATCCCACACAGATTGACAGGTGATCCTTGCCAATCGACTTGCTTCATCGCTCCGCTAGAAGTTATTTCATTCTCTGTGTATATGCCTGTCGTTTCATCACTGTCAAAAAAGACAGCCCTAACCATTCGCATATACCCTCTGCTCTCAACCCCAAGTAACGATTTGTCTTCTGCAAGTTTTTCTTCTGTCGGCAACCAAGGATAAATGGTTTCTCCCGCAATTATGTTTGGGGATTTTTCACCATCTAAACGTATATATTTGCCATTCCATTTAGTCTCCCACTCATCGTCCAAGTTTGTGTCCACGCTATCCCACCCATCTTTGGGGGTAGACCATACTCCGAACGCATCAAATCTACTGTTGGGGTTGCTCATACCAATCATTTGGAATGAGGGGTTTTTAGACAAGTTTGTAAGACCTGCGTTAAGGATAGCTTCAGAAAGTTCTGAAAGCTCGTCTCCGATTAGAATCACTCTTTTCTGTTTGATACCAATAAATTTACCGACAGCCTCTTTGGTCTTACTCTTTTCAGCAGAGATCAAAGATAGTCCTGCTCTTTCAATAAGAATATCTTTCTCATTAATATAAGCAGCATTACCAATTGAATCCCGAATCTTGATTGGTGCATCATCTATCACTGACAGGAGAGACATTACACTACCCCAGATTCGTTTACGGGCTTCACGAAGCGTGGTGGATGTCATCAAAACTAAAGTGTCCTGCGGTTGGCAAAGCCAATTGATGATTCCCCACGCTGCCATGGTATGGGATTTACCAGAAGAAGCTGACCCTCCAACAGCAAGGTATTTGTTTTCAAGGGCTGCTCGAATCATGAGAGTAGCCCAAGGATGACGAACCATTAATTTTTCAGGAAGATCTTCGCGGTTCCAAAGCTCGTCGCATATCCTCCAAAAATAATACTCTCTTGCAGCTACTACTTCATGGTTGGCAAAGCCATACAGCAAAGCAGTTAAAAGGCTAGTCGGTGGGATTTTAAATCCTCCCACATCCATCTTTTTTGTTTTAGGATCAATGCGAGGCTCTAGTAACTGCTTGCTCCTTTGTTCATTTAAAGCCATAATTATATTAAACAATAAGGCGAAATAAAATGGGTATCAATTCCAAACAAGAAATACAAGAACGTGCAGTCGAATTGTATAATTTAGACTGGAAAACAAGTTCGATTGCGAAGGAGTTGGGAGTCCATGCGGGGACAGTTAGACGTTGGTTTAAAAAAAGAGGTATTCCTGCCAGAAAGAATGGACTGGTTATGGCAGAAAAAACAGAAGAACCCAAACCTTCTCCTGATAAATTAGCGGAAGACATTGAGCAGAATTTAGAGAACATGACGGACGAGGCAGTTCTTCGTGCGAAGCACGATGCTCGGATAGAGGAAGACCAGACAATGATGGAAATCGCAGAAAGTCAAAGTAGTCCCGCTGATAAGTATCAGCATTATGTCGCAGCAGCAGGAATAAAGTTGCTGAGAGACAGCATGAATAATTTAAAAGGGCCTAAGAACGTAAGAGAACTATCTGAGTTAGATCAACTTATACGCAGAAACTTAGGTCTAAATTCTAAAACTGGAGGGGGTGCTTCAAGCAAAATGCAGATTGATATCTCGATATTGAATAACAAAAAAGCAGATAGGGGTGGAGGAACCGTAATAGACATCGAGCCAAATGATTAATAATTTCGAAAACTTTTCTTGGGACTACGATCCGAAAGACGACCCGTATGCAAAGCGGATGAAGACCCCTTTGGATATTGATGCTGTCAAAGGGTCAGAACAAACTTCTTATGCTGAAGTTATATTTTTCCACCAACTGGAAGAAGCACTCGTTGGGGTAGTCGAACACGCAAACGGCCCACCTGTTGCTTGCTACAGTAGTGCAATCTCAATTGAGATTCTTAAACAAGAGCATGGACTTTCAAAAGAAGATGCTCGTTTTGCTTTGGCACAATTAATCGACGCTGACTTAGGCCCCTCTGCTCCGTGCTTCCTTGATACAAGTATTGTTGAAAAATAATGTCACTGTTTAAAAACAGAGAGTTGGTTCATAACCCAAAAGTTCTTATCAGAAAAGATGATGAGAATGATTTCTCTTTTTCAGTGAAACAACTTGAAGG